CGTTGAAAAATTATTAGAAAACATTGGTAATAGTTTTGCCAATTGGACTCAAAACGAAGAAAGAACCCAAAACTTTAGAGATGGGTTAAGAATCAACAAAGGTAGAAAATTTACCAAAGTCATTGAGAAGAATAGAGTTTGGGGATTTGTCGCTAATGCTGATGGTGTACTAAAAGGTATTCCTTACTTCAAAGGTGATGTATTCAAAGCAGCTGGTTGGAGAGCTCCGGCAAAACACGTGAGGGGTTCTATTTTTTCTAACGAAACTAATTGGTTTACTTGGACAGGACCTAACTACTTATAATGAATAAGTGGGTTGAACATAATAAAAAAGAGTTCGGTGTACAAATCATCGAACTCAAAAAAATTATTGAAAATCAGATTAGAGCTGCCGGCAAATCAGATGAGTTTACTTCTGATATGTTAGTGGCTTTAGTTAGTGGTAGGAAGATTACGCCTAAGATGGAAGAAGCTATAAATAATATAATAAAACGTAATTCGCCTCAAGAACAGTTCAAAAGAGATGAGTGGTTACAGAGCGTATTACCAAAGTTAGTAATGGTAAAAGAGCAGATTAACTTCACAAGTTGGAGTAATGAATATAAAACAGGCTCAGTAAATTTTATGGAGAGTATTATCAAACAAGCAAAGGGTAGAAAATCACTCTCAAAGAAACAAATGGAATCAGTTTCTAAAATGTATGCCAGAATTAAAAATAATATCAATAAAAAAGGGGATAAGTAATGATAACCTATAACTCAGCAATTGCTGCTTTAATAGCAGTTACTCTAGTAAATGGTTTTTTCTCAACCAATATGTTTAAAAAGTATGGTAATATGTACAGTAATCAAATTACTGAACTAAGGTTGACTAATGAAAAGTTAAAACATAGATTGTCTGAATATGAAGAGTATGGTATAATAGTAGATGTGACTATGTATCAGCCTGTGTATCCACAAACCGATAAGACGCCAGATATAACTGCTGATGGTACTCGTATCAGAATACACAAAGCTTCAGAGTATAAATTTGTTGCACTATCTCGTAACCTTTTGAAAAGATGGGGAGGGCCTTTTGATTATGGTGACTTTATCTTAATTAAAAATGCCGGACATAAAGATGGTGTTTATCAAGTAAGAGATACTATGAATCCTAAATGGGTTAATGTCGTAGATATTTTAGAATCAGAAGATGTAAGACCATATAAGTTTACCAATGCTCATATCTTTAAACTACCTTGGGTGGATACAGATAGCAAGGGGTAAGTTATGGCAACTGAAATGAAATATCATCAGTATGTGGAAGATGGAAAACTTTTTATGGCGTGTAAAAATAATTGTGGAAATTACGAAGTGGTTGGAAAAACAACTATTTCAACAACCTGTTGGGGTTGTATTATGAAAACTTTAAATATAAAAAAAGAAAAGGAAATAAAAAATGGATAAAAATACATTTGAAAAAAATGGTGGTTACTTTATAGATGGAGTAGCTTACATGGATTGTAAAGTTACAGGTGAGCCTGTTGCCAACGTAAGTACGGAAGCAGTATCCGTAGTGGGTAGTAGGGCTGTGATGGGTATGGTGGGGATGCCAAAAGATAAACCTAAGAGGGTTTCAACAGGTAGGCCTGCTGGATGGCATTTTATGAATGAGTTCGTAGATAAAGATGGTAATGTGTTTCATAAAGGTGTAGAACAACCTAAATTAAAGGGCACTCTTTCACCTACAAAAGTGACACCTAAGAAAAAAACTAAAAGAAGAACCAAAGATGAGATACTTATTGCTAGACAGATGGAGAAAAAAGCTGCACTTAAAAAAGCACATCAGAAACAAAAAGATTTTTTGAATCATAAGTTTGAGGATTAAGTGATTGTAGATTGTACTAAAGATAATAACCCTCTAATTCATAAGAAACTCAAGGAGGTTACAGTTGAAGAAGGATTGGAAATCGCAACAAAATTATTTTCGATACTTAACGAAAGAAAAGACGGTATTGGGCTGGCAGCTAATCAAGTGGGAATTGATGCACAAGTGGCCGTTGTCAATGTTCGTGAACCTTTGGTACTCATCAATC